GCTGCATGACCTACAAATTCATGCAAACGCCCCATGCGCCCGAATGGCTTTGGTGGGCATACGGCATGATGGTGGGCGGTTATGCTTTGATTAAACGCGGCATTGCAGCCGTGCCACAAGTGGCGCAAATCGCGCAGAAAGGCAAAGACGATGTGGGTAATGTTGAATAAATACCGTTATACGCTTTATTTCGCACTATTTTTGTCATTGATTGCGTGTGCGTGGGGCAGCGGTTATTTATCGGCAAAACGTCATTATGTTGCCCAAATAAGCAGCCTGCACCATGAATACACCCAAAAACAACTTGCAGCAGAGCAGCAGGCGCGACAACAGTTACAGGCTGCTTTGGTTGAACAGCAAAAATGGCAAGATTTCGCGCAAAAACAAGGCGCAGAGCTTGCCCACATAACGCAGCAGCTAGACAAGCAGGCTGCACAACATCAAAAAGAGATTACCCATGCGATTGAACAAGATAAACACGCTGGCGATTGTGTTGCTGGGCTTGGCGCAAGCAGCCTGCACCTCTACAACCGCGCCTTTGGTTACACCGATTAAGCAGCCAACCATGCCGCCTATCTCTTCCGAGCTGCTGGTCAAACATGAACGCCCCGAGCGTCCGACCAGTGGCTCGCCCGAACAACTGTTACACCACGCTGTGCGCTATGGCGCGTATTGCCAAAAGCTGGAAACGCAAGTCGGCGGCTGGCTGGCGTGGTATCAAGGTTTATCAAATGAAACATTACCGTGAATTGATTGAACAACAACTGGCAGCCCGACAAATCACTTTGGAAATGGATTTGCACAAAGCCAATGCACAAGAGCCATTTATCCGCCAAGTGGGCGAAACGTTGAGCCACTTGGCATGGAATCATCGTTTAACGATGGATAGACGGCTGAATGTGGTGTTTGTGGTGCAAACAGGCAAGGTAGCGATTGAGCATCAAATCGCTGCAATGGAACAAGCCTTGTGTGAAAAGTTTGACGTGTATCGTGAGCCTGACGGTGTGTGGAGCGTGGAAAGCGTGAATGATGTTGAAGGTATGTGTCGCATTCAGTTAGAGGCAGCCTGAAAATGAATACGCAAAATTTTTTAACGATGGAATGGGCATTTGGCATTTTAACCAGTTTTTTGATTGCTTTGCTTTGGCATTTTATTCGTGTGTTGGACAAGAAATTTGATGACAATGAATCGGCTTGTGAGCGTTTGCGCGATGAATTAAACGCCGTGAAATTGGCATACGCAACCAAGGCGGAAGCTACGGCAAACACGCAAAACGTGATGAATGCCCTAAACCGCTTGGAAAACAAGCTAGACAAGGTAAACGATAAATTAGACAAGAAAGCAGACAAAACATGAGCATGGACAAAGACCCGATTTTAGAAGCATTGGCGCGGATTGAAGCCAAGCAGGATTTGTTTTTAGAAAACCAAGACAAAATGGAAATGGAATTAGCAGAAATCCGCAAAGATACCAAGCGCATGGCAGCAATGACAGGCGCAGTAGCAGGCGGTGTAAGCGGCGGTTTGGTTACCACAGGCATTTTGTTGATTAAAGCAAAGCTGGGGCTGTGATATGGCGCACCCAAAAAGTACACGCGACAAAGTGCGCCGTTTGTATTGCAATGAACGTTTGAGTTTAGACAGTGCCGCGAAAATGTGTGATGTGTCTTTTGGCACGGCGCGACGTTGGCGCGATGACGCGAAACAGCAAGGCGATGATTGGGAGAAAATCCGCGCGGCTTACACGCTGGCAGGCGGCGAATTAGAAGACATTGCCCGTGCGACTTTGGCGGAATTTTTGTTGCACTATCAAAGCACGATGACTTTGCTGAAAAATCCCGATACCGAAGAGCTGCCGCCGTCTAAACGAACGCAGCTTTTAGCGTCTTTGGCGGATTCGTTTGCCAAAACGGTGGCGGCGAGTAAGCGCGTGCTGCCTGAAACCAGTCGTTTGGCGATTGCCACAGAAGTGTTGGAAAAGCAACTGGCGTTTGTGCAGCAAAATTTTCCGCAGCATTTGGAAGCATTTGTGCAGGTGGCTGAACCGTTTGCGGTGGAGATTGAACGCTATTTTGCACAGAGCTGAATCAATAACCATCGGTTAAACATACAAAAGGCTGCCTGAAAAATGAATAAAAAAGAATTTTTAAACAATATTGCCGCCCTTGCCGCGCAATTTCGCCGTTTGATTGAGGCAGAGCAAAACGGTTTAGACCCTAGCCCCCAAGCGGTGGCGGCGCGTCGTGCGAAAGTGTTTGACCCTGTTCATGGTTTTGAATTTTTTGTAAACACGTATTTCCCACACTACACGCGCAGCCCAAGTAAATCCGTGTTGCATGAGTATTTATTTCGCAGGCTGCCTGAAATTTTAAATACGCCTGGATCGCAAATGGAAGCGGACGCTGCACCACGCGGCGAAGCGAAATCGACGATTGTGTCGCGCTTGTTTCCGCTATGGTGCATGGTAACAGGGCGCAAGCGGTTTTATGCTTTGATTATGGACAGCATTGACCAAGCATCGCCGATGTTGGAATCGATTAAAGCAGAATTGGAATTTAATCCGCGTTTAATCATGGATTTCCCCGAAGCGTGTGGACAGGGGCGCGTGTGGCAGGCTTATACGATTGTGACCAAAAATGACATTAAAGTTCAGGTGGCAGGTTCGGGCAAAAAAATGCGCGGCTGGACGCATGGCCCATATCGCCCTGATTTAATTGTGTTGGACGATATTGAGAATGACGAGCAAGTCCGCAATCCTGACCAGCGCGACAAATTGGAAAGTTGGCTGAAATCAACGGTATTGCATTTGGGTGGCGTGGGCGAAAAAACGGACGTGATTTATATCGGGACGATTTTGCACTACGACAGTGTATTGAATCGCACACTCAATAATCCAATGTGGCGCAGCAAAAAGTTTAAGGCGATGTTGCAATGGCCTGAACGTATGGATTTGTGGGACGAGTGGGAAGCGATTTTACGCAACAATGGCAATGCAGGTGCTGAAATGGCGCAAGCGTTTTATGAAACCAATCGCGAAGAAATGGAACGCGGCGCGAAAACCAGTTGGGCAGCTCGTGGCGTGTTGGATTTGATGAAAATCCGTGTGCGCGATGGACATGAAGCATTTGACAGTGAATTGCAAAACGACCCAGTGAGCAGCGAAAGTGCGCCATTTGCCAAAGCCATGCAGTTTTGGACAGATTTGCCCAGTGATTTGGTGTATTTCGGTGCGCTGGACCCGAGTTTGGGCAAAGCGGGCGCAAGTCGTGACCCTAGCGCGATTTTGGTGGGTGGGTATCAAAGAAGTAGCGGACGCTTATTTGTGGTGGAAGCGCAAATTAAAAAGCGTTTGCCTGATTTGATTATTGAAGACGTGATACGACTGCATACGCAATATCGTTGCGCGATGTGGTTTGTGGAAACGGTGCAATTTCAGGAATTTTTGAAAGACGAACTGGTTAAACGCTCGGCACAGCGTGGTAATCCTGTCCCTGCGCGAGCGGTTAAACCCAATTCGGATAAATTGTTGCGGATTGAGACCTTACAGCCGCACATGGCAAACGGCTTGATTTGGTTGCACAGCTCGCAAAGTACGCTGGTTGAGCAACTGCGCCACTTTCCCAAAGCGGCGCATGATGATGGACCAGACGCGCTGCAAATGCTTTGGGCAGGGGCAGTATCCAATACCGCCCCGATTGAATGGCAAAGCACAGCAGACGATGATTTTGATGACAATGAATTTAAAAGCAAGTGGGCACGATGATGTTTCAGGCAGCCTGAATACTGAAATTTAAATGTTTACCCAACTGAGCCAAAGCAGCAGCAATGGTATCAATTTTGGTGATGTGATTTAAATTAACAATGCGTTGCACTTCTTGCGGTTTGATTTCCATTCTACGCGCTAATTCTGCGTTGCTGATATTTTGTACCAACATTTCGTTGAGTAACAAAACTTTGGCATACACGCTGGCAGGCAATGCCACCCATTCTTCGCCTTTTTGTAGCTTGCTAGGCAAAGGCACAGGGCGTTTGTCTTCAAAATAAAAATCCATTGCAGACAGTAAAACATCGGCTGCCATTTCACGCGCTTCGGTTAAATCATCGCCTTGCGTAATGGCTTCGGGAATATCGCGAAAAGTAACCACAAAACCGCCTTCTTCGGCTGGGGTAAAAGTTGCAGGGTAAAACATTATTTAATCCTTCTGTGATGGGGTTGCCCCTTGCGGGGCAAACTCCTTATTTTAAACCAAGTTGTTTTTTAACACCTTCTACCAAACCTTTTTTAAGTTCCTTGCTGGGGTGGCGTGGTAGATGAGAGTGTTTACCATTGAGATAGAGTTTTAGGTGTTTTGTACCATCTTGGGTCTGTACGCCTTGTTCTATCAGCCATTTCAAAAATTCACTTTGCTTCATTTCATCGTCTGCTCCTGTTGTTGCGATGGAATGAATTATAAGCAAAAATGTTTATAATTGCAAGTAAAAAATAAACATTTTTGATTATTTTTATTTTATTTAAACCCCATTTAAAACACAGTTAAATCATGGCTAAAACAAACAAAAAAACGGTTAAAACCCCAAAAAACCCCCAAACCCAAGAAGCCCGAATCACGGCAAATGGGCGCGTGATTGCTGACCACCCGAGCAACCACATCACGCCAGCCAAAATGCGCGGCTTGTTTGAAGATGCAGAAAACGGCGACATTACCGCGCAACACGAGTTATTTGCCGATATTGAAGAGCGTGATAGCGCGATTGCCGCCGCTCTGCAAACGCGCAAAATGTCAGTGTTGGGCTTGGATTGGCGTATAGTCGCGCCGCGTCAAGCCAATACCACAGAAGAACAATTAAGCCAAGCGGCGCATGATTATTTAGCCGATTTGCCTGCGTTGGACGATTTGTTGCTGAATTTGATGGACGCGGTGGGACATGGTTTTGTGGCGTTGGAAATGCAATGGCAACTGTCAGGCAGCCTGAACTCGCCCACTGCCTTTACTCACAAACCGCAAGCATGGTTTCGCTGGGACAAAAACGATACACTGCTTTTGAAAACACCCGACAATCCAATGGGCGAACCGTTGTGGCAATGGGGTTGGATCGTGCATCAGCACAAAAACCGTTCAGGTCAGGCTGCCCGAAACGGTTTGTTTCGCACTTTGGCGTGGCTGTATATGTTCAAACATTATTCGGTGCATGATTTTGCTGAATTTTTGGAACTGTATGGTATGCCCATCCGAATCGGTAAATACGGCGCAGGGGCAACTGAAAAGGAAAAGCAAACCTTGCTACGCGCTGTTGCTGAAATTGGACACAACGCCGCAGGGATTATGCCCGAAGGCATGATGATTGAATTGCACCAAGCTGCCAGCGGCACAACGGCTGCGACTAATCCCTTTATGACCATGGTGGAATGGTGCGAAAAATCCGCCACGCGCTTGATTTTGGGGCAAACGCTCACCAGTGGCGCGGACGGCAAAGCCAGCACCAATGCGCTGGGGCAAATCCACAATGAAGTGCGCCGTGATTTGCTGGTATCGGACGCAAAACGCTTGGCGCAAACGATTAACCAACAACTGATTGAACCGTTTTTGCGTGTGAATTTTGCGCTTTCTGATGGCGTACGTTTGCCTGTGTTTGAATTTGACACGCGCGAAACGGCGGATTTAGCCACTGTTGCCGAAGCCCTGCCCAAGTTGGTGGATATTGGCGTGCAAATTCCCGAAAGTTGGGCGCGTGAAAAATTGGCTATTCCCGATGTGGCAGAGGGTGAGCGCGTGTTGGGTCGCGTGCCAAAGCAGCCTGAAAATAAGCTACCGAAAACTGCGTTATCTTATCGTCAAGTAGCACTTAACGCGCAAAATGAAGTGGTTTCTTTGCCGCAGGCTGCTTTTGATAATGGCATAGAGAAATATCTGAAACAAGCGGCTTTGCAAGCGCAGCTTGAACCCTTACTTCAAACTTTGGGTAAAGAATTGGCGCAAGGCGAAGATTACGAAAGTGTACAGGCAACTTTGCTGGCAATGTATCCTGATATGAATACTGATTTAATGGAAGAATCGTTGGCGCGTGTGTTGTTTGTGGCAGATTTATGGGGGCGAATTCATGACCAAGCCCATGCCTGATTTAGGTTTTGCATTTAATCTTAAACCCGAAGCCGCTATTCGTTATTTTCAAACATTAGGCTACGATACACCTGAAAATTGGCAAGAATTAGCGCAACAAACTCACGCCCAAGCCCGAACGATTGCAGGAATTTACAAACAAGATATTACGGCAGAATTTTATCGTAGTTTACACGCGGCAATGGAACAAGGGATTCCCTTTGCCGCATGGAAAAAAGATATTACGCAACGCTTGCAGCAGTCAGGCTATCAGTTGGATAAAATGGGTGATATTGTAGATACTACTACTGGCGAAGTTTTGGGAACAGGTTTGAATAAGCACCGTTTGCAAACGATTTATCACACTAATATGGCAAATGCAAACGCGGCAGGTGAATGGCAAGCTTTACAAGCCAATAAAGCTAATCGTCCCTATTTGCAATATAACGCTGTGATGGATAGACGGACTCGTCCTGCTCATTCAGCATTAGACGGGGTGGTTTATCCGATTGACGATGAATTTTGGCATTATTTTTATCCACCTAATGGTTTTCGGTGTCGTTGCAAAGTAATGGCATTGAGTGAACGCGATGTGGCGCGTGAAGGCGTAACGGTACAAACATCAAACCCTGAACAATTTGACACGGTAGAAGTAAGCCTGAAAACAGGCAAAAATTACACCGTTACAACTTATACAACGCCGCTTGGTGTGAAGTTTAGACCTGATAGGGGATTTGATACCAATGTGGGTATGAGCCATTTAGCTCAATTGGGGCAGCTACATATGCAACGCGCCATTGATTTGCCACCGCATTTGGCAAGTATGGCAGTAGGACAAGCATTAAAGCAGCCTGAATTAATGAATGCTTTAACTCAACAATTTCAGCAACGATTTGATTATTTAAAAAATCAGTATGGTAGTAATCAAATATTACACGTTGGTGTGTTGTCTATTCCTGTGTTAGATGCCTTATCTCAACGAGGTATTATGCCCCAATCCGCCATTATCAGTATGGGTGATGCAGATATGACCCATGCTTTAAGAGAAGGAAAAAAACAACGCGGTCAAGCATTGCCTGATGACGTTATCCGTAATATTCCTAATTTACTGTTAAATCCTGATGCTGTTTATTTGCAAAAGGATAAAGACAATCCTGTTTTGTGGTTTGTGTATGAAACAGAACAAGGTAAATTTGTTTTGTTGATTGATAAAACGGACAAAAAAAGCAAAGAGAAAATCAATATTTTGCGAACAGGGGGAAAAATCAGGGATTGGAAAGAAGCATTGTCGCTACAAGAACGGATTTGGGGAAAAGATTTATTAAATTAAATGATAAGTTGCAAGGGCGGCAGGATTCGAACCTGCATAATATGGTTGCCCATAACCGTTACCAGTTGGAAACTACCCTTGCATATTTCATATTATTCCATACCCAATCATTTGTTTCAATAGGGTTTTAATCATGATTGAAATCAAAATAGACAATTTATTTGTGGTGCAAAACCAAATTGAACGGCTCGGTCGCGGTTTGGACGACAACCGCTATTTGTTGATGAAACAACTGGCTGGCACCATACACCACGCTGTGCGGCAGAACTTCAAGCAAGGCGGCCGCCCCAAATGGCTCGGCATTGAATACCGCAACGGCAAGCCTTTGATAGACACAGGCGCGTTGCGTGATAACATCAATCAAGCCTATGACAACGATACGGCATTGGTCGGCACAAATATGGTTTATGCAGCAATCCACAACTTTGGTGGCATGGCTGGGCGCAATCGTAAAGTGCGTATTCCTGCTCGCCCATTTTTGGTTTTAACCAACGAAGACAAACAGGATTTAATGGACGATGTGCAGGATTATTTTCGCAATCTGATTCGCTGATTGGGCTTTTACGCCAAATTTGCGTTTTTAGCGCGTTTATGGCTTTGGATATATCAAGACCTATCCAAACAATCAAAATCAATCTGTGAGCATTTTGACCGACTTTTGACCGCTATAGCCAATAGGATTGGTGGACGGTATTTTTATTTTGACAATTTAGGCAGCCTGAAATGTGTTTTTCGCATTTCAGGCTGTTTTGTTTTGGGACGAAACTTCGCCACTCTCTACCCTTTTTCACATCGTTCAAAATGACGATATTCCGTAAAAGTCAGGACAGCTTATGCCTAAACACAAACAACTGGCTTTGGCGGCGTGCAGTTTTGAAGTGTCGGCAAAAGATGGGCGCATTCAGCTTTTGCCTTATGGCGAATTTCGCGCAGTGGACGGCAGACCGTTTGATGCACCCGCTTGGTTTTTGACCGAGCAAAATGGGCGCGATGTGGCGGATTTGGCTAACCAAAGTAGCACGCAGTTGGTCGTGGATTACGAACACCAAACGCTTTACAAAGAGCAAAATGGGCAGCCTGCCCCTGCTGCTGGCTGGATGCGTTGGATTGAGTTCACGCCCAAAGGTTTGTTTGCAGACGTTGAATGGACGGACAAAGCCACCGCGCTGATTCAAAACCGCGAATATCGCTACATTTCCGCCGTGTTTGCTTATGACACGCAAGGCTATGTACGCAAACTGTTTCACGCCGCCTTAACCAATAATCCCGCGCTAGATGGCATGGACGAAGTACTCGCTGCCGCCAGCGCACAACTCAATTTTACTCAATCCACAACGGAGCAAAATCCCATGAATGAATTGTTGCAACAATTATTCGGGCTGCCCCATGCCAGCGAAGACGAATTGAAAGCGGCTTTGTCGGCATTGTTGGCAGCCAAACCGCAAAACGTGGCTTTATCGGCGGACGTGTTCGCGCAATTAGCCGATAAAGACAGCAAAATCGCTGCCTTAACCGCAGGTTTGCAAACTGCGCAGCCTGATTTAACCCAATACGCGCCTGTGAGTGTGGTGCAGGATTTGCAAAATCAAGTGGCAGCTTTAACCGCACAACGCGATGCGGATAAAGGCGCGGATTTGATTCAGGCAGCCTTAACCGCAGGCAAATTGTTGCCAGCACAAAAAGAATGGGCGCAAAACGTGTTGAAACAGCCTAATGGCTTGGCGTTTTTGACCAGTTTTGTGGACAACGCGCAACCGATTGCGGCATTAACGCAAGCGCAAACCGCCGCGCAAAACGTTTCAGGCAGCCTGAAAACCGTTGCACTTTCAGCAGAGCAAAAAGCAGCCTGCAAAATGTTGGGCATGAGTGAGGAAGAATTTGCCCAAATCAATCAAACTGAAAAGGACAGTAAATAATGGATAAATCAGCCATTTTAGCGGCATTGACGATTGCGTTTCGCAAAGAATTTCAAAACGGTTTAGCCGCCGCGCAGCCGTCTTACAGCACGATTGCGATGACCGTTCCCAGCACCACCGCCACCAATACTTACGCATGGTTGGGCAAATTCCCAAAAATGCGCGAATGGGTAGGACAACGCCAAATCGGCAAAATGTCCAAACAAGCGATGAGTTTGGATAACAAAAAATTTGAAGCCACTGTGGGCGTGGAGCGCACCGATATTGAAGACGACCAAGCAGGTATGTATCGCCCGATGATGCAAGCAATGGGCGAAAGTGCAGCAGCTTTGCCCGATGAATTGGTGTGGGGCTTACTCAAAAAAGGCAAAGAAACGGCGTGTTATGACGGTCAATATTTCTTTGATACCGACCACCCTGTTTACGAAAAAAACGATGGCACAGGCGCAAACACGCCGACGTCCAACATCACCACAGGCACGGACAACGATGTGCCGACTTGGTATGTGATGGACGACAGCAAAACGCTGAAACCGTTGATTTTCCAAGACCGCCAAGCCCCTGAATTTGAAACCAAGTTTGACCCCAGCAAATCGGACAAAGTGTTCATGGAAGACGTGTATTTGTATGGCGCACGCCGCCGTTGCAATGCAGGTTTTGGTTTGTGGCAGCTTGCCCATTGTGCGGAGAAAACGGCACTCAATCGCGCCAATGTGGCAAAAGTGATTGAACGCATGATGTTGATTAAATCGGACGGCGGTTATGTTTTAGACGTGAAGCCGAGTTTGCTGGTTGTGCCGCCACAATTGGAAGACGCAGCGCGTGAATTGTTGGAAGCCGACAAAATCAATGGCACGACCAACACATTTAAAGGTCGTTTGAAATTGCACGTTTCGGTGCATTTGGCGTAACCCATTTTCAGGCTGCTTGAATGACTCAGGCAGCCTGAACGGAGCAAAACATGGCAAAAAAAGAAGACAATCAACCTGAATTAAACCCAACGCAAACGCAGCCTGAAAAATCAACAGACACGCGCGAAAGCGTGCAAGTTCGCACGGCAAACGGCGCGGAATTTTGGCGCGGCGGTGTGTTGTTTAATGGCGAATGGCGCGAAGTGAAACGTGCAGAAGTAGGCGAAACCGCTTGGGCGCGTATTACTGATGAACCTGCGCTCATTATCAAACAGGCAGCCTAACCATGTATGCCAACGTAGCCGATATGGTCGCACGCTTTGGCGATTTAGAAGTGATACAAATTTCCGACCGCAATTTAGACGGCTTGATTGATGATGACGTTGTGAATGTGGCTTTGCGCGATGCCAGTGCCGAAATTGACGCATATTTGGGGCGATTTAAACGCCCGTTTGATGAAGTGCCGCCGATTTTAACGCGCTTGTGTTGCGACATTGCTCGCTATCGTTTAGCAGCCACATCGGGGGTGTTGATTACCGATGAAATCCGCAATCGCTACAAAATTGATGTCCTAGATTTGCTCAAAGCATTAGCCAAAGGCGAAGTGCAACTGGGCAGCGATAGCCAAGGCGAAGAAGTGGCAACGAGCGACAATGGCGTGGCGTTTGTCAATGGCAAAACAAGGATTTTCAGTCGTGATAACAGTCATTGAACAGCGATTAGTGGAGCGTTTAAAACGCGGTTTAGGCACGATGGTGCGAACCGTCAAAAGCTACAACGGCGAAGTGGACGACCTAGCCGCGCAAATCATGACGCTGCCAGCCGTTTGGGTAACGTATGGCGGCAGTCGCATTGAAACCATGTCAAACGGGCGATCA